AAGGGTACGATAATTACCACAGAATATCCTGTTATGAATAATTCTGATCCCTACTATCCAGTTAACGACAAGAAGAATAATGAAAAATTAGCCCAATACGAAAAATTGTGTAAACTTAATAATAGATTCATTTTTGGGGGCAGATTAGCAGAGTATCGCTACTATGATATGGATCAAACTATAGCTTCTTCGCTCAAGAAATACGAGTTGACTTGCCGATAACCTGTGGTATGATGGTGGAACACACAGGAGGCAACATGGACTGTATTTATTGCAAAACTGAGATTGACTTTGACCGATATGAGTTTCTTGTTGAAACTAATCGTTCTATGGTTTGTAAAGAATGTAGTGTTGAGGGTCGAGCAGTCGGATTTATGGATTGGAATCATAAGACAGCACCTAGTCTTGTGATGGTTCCAGCTAATGCTACTGAAACTATTCGTATTCTTGACAGAGCAAACCGGAGGGCAAGATGACAAACGAATTTGAAATCGAAAGACTTCTTTTCCAACAAGTAAATAAACCCAAAGATTATTTGACACTTAAAGCAATTAATGTGTTTGGTGACTACTATAGAGTCAACGTTTATACACAAACAGAAGAAGGTACGCTGATTAAAAAGCGTATCGGAGACAACAGCTATTTTTGTCATGTAAATAAAGAAGGGTTGCGTATCGTAAACTCTTTCTCTATGGAACAGGCAAAAAAGCCAAAGAAAAAAGATTTTTGAGTCTCGCTCAAGTTTGAGCTTGACAACGCCGATAAGTCTGGTAGAATGACAGTACACACAGGAGAAACGAAATGCCCAAAGGCGTAAAAACTTGTCATGCTTGTAATGCCGCGAATGGTCCGCGAGCTTTTGTTTGTAAGAACTGCAATCAACCATTTGCTTTTAAAGCTAAGAGCAAGGAACACAAGAACACCAAACTTATCCATAATGTAAATTGGCGTGAACTTCAACCGGGAGATAAGATTAAGGTTGCTGGTGGACCGTATTTCTTTAGTCATGGCAATTGTATCCCTATGGGTTACAAGGGTAAGTTTATCGTAGAATCCTTGGATAAGAACGGTATTATTGCCAGAGGTGTAGATAAGCATAGCGGATATTGTCACATCTATATGGGTCGTGACGTTCAAAACAAAGAGACTTTGGTTTGGAAAGTTAAACATAAACTGGTCAAACTCAAGCAGAAAGACGCGGTGAATTGAATGAAACCAACATATTCTATTACCGACCTTGATGGTTGTGCAAAGATGCTGCGAGATAATGCTGCTGGCGGATTTACTAGCGAAGATTTTGGATCTGACGATCCTGAAAGTTTTGTTAGTATTGGTCAGGTCAAAAGCCTTATTGCTAATACTAGTCTGGGCAAGGACGAATCTGGTCAGTATATTATTGATGATGAGATTTTCAACACCACATACGATCAGATTTGTAATATGATTTTTGGTGTTGGTCTTAGTAAACTTGCTTCTAGAGGACATTTGGATGTGAGTTTCAATAATGATATTAATGAGTTTGAGTTTTCTCTTAGTGAACAAGGAGCTAAAGAACTTAAAAGAGTTAGATCATTATCCAAAAATATCATTAAGCCAAAGAAGAAGTCTAGAAAGAAAAAGAAAGACGTTGACAACGAAGAAGGTTGACGTATAATAAAACAACACGGGGCGTTCGTTCAATGGTCAAGGACCGTGGTCTTATTAACCACAGAAGGGGGTTCGATTCCCTCACGCCCTACTTAAAACTTATTAACTAACATTTGGGGGTGAAAGGTTTCGACTAGATATGGAAATTAACATTAGCAAGTAGTGGTTGATCGGCAGGCCACTTTAAAAGTCGATCAAAACGCTTTAACTGGCGAAACTCAGTTAGCTCTCGCTGCCTGATAAAAAAGGCAACGACAGACTGCGATACCTATGAGAGAAGGTATCAAAAGTCTGACGTAAATCTCTCTGCTATTAGAATATCCAATATATTCTAGTCTAAGATTAATTGGTGCTGGCAGAAGAGTTTGCTTACTTTGCAATCTGCCCTAAGACTTATGAGTAAGATAAACTTGTAGAAGATGTTCATAGAAATATCCTAGGAAAGCGGTTCAATTCCGCTCACCTCCATTTAAAACCGTACATCTCCATTTTTGGTGTAATAATTTTTACTCAACTAAGGAGAAATATACGGATGATTACAAAAGTAAAAATTCAATGTGCTGCGTGTGGTGGAGAAGTAGAGAAAAAAGCATCGGAAATTAAAAGACAGGAAAAAAGAGGACGCAAAGCTTTTTATTGTAGTCTAAGTTGTGCTGGTAGCGTTAACTATTCACACTTAGAACAATATCGGTCACAGAATAAAAATATTCTAAAGCAATATAGCCACAATAAACAAGACGAGTTTACTATTTTTAGATACCATTTAAGAAATGCTAAAAGAAATGCTAAAAAGTATGGACGAGACATATTAATCACATTACAAGACTTACAAGAAATTTGGAACAAACAAAAAGGACTATGTGCTGTTACTAATATACCAATGTTAAATAAAACTTTTAGTAAAAGTACTATAAGTAAAAGTCCATACCAAGCATCTCTAGATCGTATAGATTGTTCTAAGGGTTACACAAAAGATAACGTGAGATTTGTGTGTTATATGTTCAATATTGCTAGAAATGATTTTTCTGACGAGCAAGTAATCGATTTTTGTATACAAGTTTCTAACAATAATGGCTAGAAAAATTTGTATTTACTGCAACAAAAGACGAAATCCTAAGTCTTTTTCCAAACACTCTCATTCTAAGGACGATCTAGATAGTCGCTGTAAAAAGTGTATAAAGCGTCAAACGAAACTAAGAAAAAAACTCTATAAAAATTCGCCAGCCAAACCAGAATTTTGCGAATGTTGTGGAAAAATTCCAGACAAGTGGTGTTTAGATCACGATCACAAGTCTGATTCTTTTAGAGGCTGGCTCTGTTCAAGTTGCAATACTGCTATAGGTCAATTGGGTGACGATTTAGCTGGTGTTGTTAATGCAATGAACTATCTTTTACGCAAGGCTTGACAACCTAGTAGCCTATGGTATACTAGACGAACACAGGAGAAAACAAATGATTCAGCAGTACGAAACTCTTTATTGTCGTGATAGTATGGGTCGTGTTCGCGTTTGGAGCATGGAACAAGATGGGTGCAGGTTTAGAACTGTTGCTGGTCTTATGGATGGAGAAAAAGTTGTTAGTGAATGGACTGTAGCCAAGGCTAAAAATGTTCGCCGATCTAATGCTACAACTTGCGAAGAACAAGCCACCAAAGAGATTGAGAATAAGTATAAGAAGCAACGTAAGACCGGATACTTTGACAATATTGATGAGGTTGATACAGTTAAATATGTTGAGCCAATGCTGGCTAAATTGTATCGTGATTATGCAACTAAGATCGACTTCTCTAAAGAGTGTTGGATTGCTCAGTGTAAGTTTAATGGTATGAGGTGTGTTGCTACTAAGGATGGTCTTTTTACTCGTAAGGGTGAAAGATATATGACTTGTCAGCATATTGAAGAATCGCTCAAGCCATTCTTTGAAGAACATCCCAATGCTGTTCTTGATGGCGAATTGTTCAATGAAGAGTATCGTCAACAGCTTAATGAAATTAGCAAGCTGATTCGTAAGACCGTGCATATTAGTCAAGACGATCTTGATCAGTGTGAGAAACTGGTTAAGTATTATGTCTATGATGGTTATGGTTTTAGTGGTTATGATCAAAACTCTCCATATAATGTTCGTAAAAGCTGGATTGATGTTGAGTTGGCAGCATATGACGCTTGCTGGCCCGATCCAACTGTGAAAGACTATATTCAGCTAGTAGAAAGCCATCAGATTGAATCAGTCGAATCTCTAAATAAGGTCTATTCTGCTTATGTTGATGCGGGGCATGAGGGGATTATGTTGCGTAATTGTGTTATGTCGTATGAGAACAAGCGAAGCAAGTATTTGCTCAAGGTTAAGCCAGAAGATGATAGTGAAGCTGAAATCCTGAATATCATTGAGGGCGAAGGTAATTGGAGTGGCAGCGGAAAGACTATTACTCTCAAGTGGAACGACAAGGTGTTTGATGCTTCATTTAAGGGAACCTACGAACAAGCTGTTCAGTTCTTGAAGGATAAGGACAAGTGGATTGGTAAAACAGTAACCTTCCTATATAATGGATTGACTGGTCTTGGTACTCCTAATTTTGCCCGAATTGATATCAACAATTGTGTTAAAGGAGATAGATAGTGATAGTGAGAGACAACGATGTTACAGGTGTTTTTTTCATAGGAATACTATTTGGTATCTCAATAGGACTCGCTATAGAATATCATGTTATGTCGAATAGATACCAACAACAGGCAATACAACATAATGCGGGTCAATATAATCC